ACCCCACAAACCTTAAGCGCTATCAGGCAGCCATTGCGATTGCAACAGCGGCTTCGTCACGCAGCTCTTTCACGCCATACAGCATGTCAGAGGTAAACAATGTACCCAAGTACTCTTGCTTGTACTGAGTCTGTGAGCGTACACCCAACTGCTCTGCCAACACAAAAGCGTCCTTGTGGAACATCATACCAATACGAGCATCGCCAGTGGCAGTCTCGCAGTTGGTAGAAACGTAAACCTTCACGCCATAGACGTTACCAATTTGACCGTTACGGATAGTGTTGCCACCACCAACTTCACCCACAAAAGCTTGCTCAGTGAAACGAGCCAAGCCCATCATCACGTTACGAGCTACAGGAGGCAGGACCAACACACGATTGTCCATAGGCACGTCTGCGTCATCCAACGTCTGGATAACCTTACGGATACCAGCATCAGTGATTGCAGCTTCGTTGGCACCCGTGTACAAGGTAGTACCGTCAGAAGCAATAACAGCTTGGTCATAAGCGATAGTACCGTTACCACCTTGAGCACCACGACCCAATTGGATCAAATCGGTGTCAACTTGTTTAGCCAGTGCGTAACCAGCATCGCTAGTGTAAAACTGACGCAAAGAAGACAAAGCCTGAGTTTCAGTAATGTCTTCAATCAAGCGGCTGTACTCATAGTGCTTGTTTACCAACACCTGAATTTCAGTCTCAGTAGCGGCTTGCAGGGTCACTTGTGTTGATGCAGCCTTGAGAGCAGCAGCGCCACGAGTGGGCTTAGGAATGTGCAAGGTGTCGCCCTTTTTGCCCTTGAAGGACATCTTAGAGACGAGGTTTGCCATAACGAGGTTTTGCTTGTAGGCTGCGATAATTTCGTCAGACCACAGTTCAGGGATAAACGTTGCACCAGTTGTGTTGGTGACGTGATTAGTTCCGAGTGCCATTTTTTATTTCCTTTTCAGAATGTTTTATTTGACTCGACCTTCAGAATAAGCCTTCATGATTTCATCAGAAAGGGCTTGATACCGATCAGGGTCTCGCCGCATGAGTTCAATTATGTCGGAGCGTCGATAAGTCTTTTTAGAACTTTCTCCAGTGCCTTTGCTGCTTCCTGTACTTGCGGCTTTTATTGCCTGCTTACGGGTAACCTTTTCAACATCAGCGGTCTGTTGTACTACATTCTTTCGTTCTTTCCATGTAGATAACAGTTCACTGGCTGCATCAAAGTCAAAGCGTTGATCAGCACGTACATACAGCTCTTGTCTCACCTTACTTTTCATTATCCAGTCATTAAACGAGGGATCTTGGACAATCTCTGTAAAATCAGGATAATTTGATTTAAGGTTACTCAGGGCTTCTGCACGTTGCATACGGACTGCAAGCTCTTCAGCTTGAAGTACCTTAGGGTGCTTTTCAATAGCTCTTGCTACAGCTGCATTGGGATCGTCATAAAAATCGATCTCTTCTTCTTCGACTTTAGGGGCTTGTTGTGAGATGGTTTGGGCGCGAATGTAATCATCTACTACTCTACGAAGTTCTCCAACTTCACTCCCTTGTTTACCCATGGCCTTTTCGGCCTCTTGGTGCATACGAACAATGTCTTTAACAGATTTGTTCTTATACTTCTCAGGAATATCGTCTTCATCTTCGTCTTCGTAAGAATCAGTGGTTTGTCCCTCTGAGGAATCCTCTGTTTCTACAGCGAGGGTGTCGAATTGCTCGTCCTCGGTTGCTTGAGATGTATTCTCGTCTTCATCAATAAATGTTGCCATATTGTACTCCGTGCTATAAAGCATTGTGGAAAGGATTTAGTGCTTATGCGTTAGCGGCACTCTTTTGCTCTGCTTTAATCTTCTCAGCACGTTTTCGTTCCCATTGCATTGCTGCTCCGGGAAAGTCGCCAGTAACGCCCTCAAGTTTTACCATTGGCGTGCTTATGATTCTTTCAGCAGGTTGGTCACAGATTGGACAGTGGGTTGCCCGGCATTCCGAGTCCACTAATTTGTCTGATAAGTGACCGTCTTTGCAAACAAACTCAAATATCCGTCTAGCCATTATCTTCCTCCAATGCGTCTTCATAACTATTTTTTATAGTAGACTCATAAGAGAGGATACGGTTGACAGCTTCAAGTTGTCCACGTCGATACCACAGTTGTTTCTCGTCTGAAATGGTTAGAATGTCACCAAGAACATCAGCGTTTCCTTTGATGTCCTCAATGAAGTCTTTCCACCCATCTTGAGTAAACAGATGTAGTAAATTTTCGTAATAATCTTGTAATTCTTTATTCATCTCTTTGTCCTTTCGTATTAGGAGAGACCCTGTGTATATTATACCACACTTTTACTGTTTTGTCAAGCTATTTTTATTCATCATTTGCATTGTGGCTATTCGCTCATTGCTTGTAATGTCTTTATCTTTTAACATTAACTCGGCAATCTTGGCTCGTTTAGCAAACTCAGCGTCATCTGCATTACCTTCTTGAAGGTTAGTAGAAAGAGCTGCTGCCAGTTTAGCTTTGACCACTTCAGGCTCCAACTGAGCCTCTATAGCGTACTTTTGTGCCTTAGCCTGTGTTTCAGCCACCTGAGCCTGCAAAAGCTGCATCTGTAGCTGTGCCGTCTGCATCTGCATTTGCATCTGTTGTTGCTGCATTTGCTGCTGCTCAGGGTTAGGCTGAGAGGCTTGCTTCATTTGAGCCATTAGCTCCTCACGGTTAGATATGCCCATGTTATCCACAACAGCTGAGATCAGCATGGGGTAGATGGGGTTATCTTGGCCCACGGTCTGCAAGAGTTGTACAAGTTGTGTTACCTCATACTCACGAGCAATAACACCCAATGATGATGAAGGTATAAACTTATAATCGCTAACGGGATAATTATCCGGATCAAACTGCATGTACCTCCACGCTGTCTTCTCAATCATGGGGATTAGGAAGGACTCTTGGAAGTTGATTAGTGTGCGTTTGTGACGCTTAATAATCGCACCCAAAGACATTGACACAGCCCCTGCTGCTGCTTCACCGTTGATACTACCGGGAATACCAGCGGCATCTACAGCTCCTGTAGCCATCTGGACCATCTTTTGCAACTCACCTGCCTGCGCAAAGGTAACCTGATCTAGCTGACCAAACTTAAAGGGTTGTAAAATCTCAGCCGGGTTGCCGTTGGTAAGGATTGTCTTACCGGGACGGACTTCCAACTTAGCACCACGGGGCATACGAGAGGCATCCATGGCAATCATGGGATGCACTGTAAGCGCTAGGGCATCAATACGAGCACGTAACTCAGCATCCAAAGCCTTCTGGCTGTTATAGCCCTTCTCACAGATACCACGGCCCCAGAAGCGACTTGGGACCACATCCCAAGGGAAAGCCACAACAGGACGATCCTGCATCATGTAGGGGTTCTCTTCGATCTTGAGCAGTTGACCACCGTTGGCAACAACAATAATTACTTCAATGTAACCCTCGTCATCGTCTTCTTTAGAATCATCTGTTTCTAAGTCAGACATTTCGTCTTCTTCTGAGTCGTTAAGAGCGCTTGTGTACATGTGTTTAGGGACTAAACCATAGTAACGGGTTAAACGAACCTTGTCATCATCATAGGCAGTAAGATCTTTATCTGCTTCAAGATCGGTGTCTGTGTCAGCATCTTCAAGATCAACATCATTATAAATGCCAGATTCAATACCTTTTTGCACTTGGTGCTTGGGCACAAACTCGTCAATAATAACACCCATGCCATCTTCAATGGTCGTGGTTACAGGATCAATCAAGAAGTTCTGAGGAAGTATAGGACGCAGTTTAACAACAAAACGGTCACTAATGTTTACACCCACAGCCTGCATAGCACCATCCATAAGAGGCTGTGTAGCAGGTTTCATTTCCTTGACTTCTTCTAGTACTATTTCAGCACAACCAGTACCAAAGACTGCGGCGTTAATAAGACATTCTGCTACAGCCCTACGAGTCTTTGTAAACTTAAAGTCCTCATCTAGCTGGTTCTTAAGATACTCAACGTCACCCTTTTCTTGGTCGTTGCGGTCATCATGAATGTCAAACCACTTGCCTCGACCAAAGGTGGCCTCTTCTACCTCGGCAACAGCACTTTCAACTGCCTGTTGTAGGGCAGGGGAGATCAGACGTGATCGTTCTGATTCACGAGTCTTGTCCTCTGCGTTCCAAATACCACGCCAGAGGCGGTAGTACTCGTCAAACTTGTCTTTATAGTTGGTGTTGTAATGGTCGCGCCAGCGTTCGGCTTTGTCCATCACCCATTCTTCAACCTTAGGTTCTGTGTATTTTTTATCGTCGTCCATTACATATCTTTCTTAGCGCGACTGTTGCGTTTTGGCAACGGACGTGATGTTTTCTTTAGGCACTTGCCTGCTGACTTACATTTAGCAGGAGTAGGGCAACCGGGACATGGTTTAAAACTCTTTGGAGTCATTGTTTACCTTTCTAGTTTAATTAACATTTTTTTATCAGCCATTTTTGACCTTCTTGGCTGTCTTAGCAGCCTTCTGGAACTGTTTAGCCGTAGGAGCACCCTTTGTACCGGGTGTTCTCATCTTCTCTTTACTACCCGCAGCTATGCGCTTACGTTTAGCATGAATGTTTGCATA